GCCCACGGTCGTCGGCACGGCCACGCCCATGCGCTGCATCTTGTCGACCGCGCGTTCCATCTCGGCTGACAGCTTGCCGACCTCGCTGTCGCTCAACTTGCTGACGCCGCCGATCAGCCTGATCGACTCGACCGCATCCGTGGCCCGACGGATCAGCGTTTCGCCGCTGAAGCTATTCGCCAGGCGCTGCACGCTGGACGTCGTGCTGCCAGCCGCCGACTGCAATGCCTCGAGGCTCCCATCAGCCGCCTTGACGGCACGCAGGAAGTCGCTGAAGTCGGCTTGGAACTTTGCGGTGACAGCCACTCTAGTCTCTCGATTCCGATTCGCGCTGGAGTTCGTCCAGAAGCACGGTCAACACACTGACCGGCACTGCCTCAAACTCGGCCCACGACCATCGCATGATGCGACAGACTCTCAGGCCAAGAGTGACGTAATGCCGGTGCTCGCTTTTTTTGCGGCCTCCGCGACAGCCGCGACATGCGCGCGCACTGTGTCTTCAATCGCTCGCGCCGCGTCGACGCGCAACGCCTTGAGAGCGCTTTCGTTCAACGGCACCGACTTGCCGTGCTCATCCTGCAGCGACCAGTCCACCAGATAGGCCAGCACTTCAGCCACGCCGACCTGCTCGAGGTTTGGTTCGATGCGTCCATCCGCGCGAATTGAATGCACCGTGCGCGCCATCGCTGCGCGCTGCTCGCCAGCCGAGAGTTCGTGCTTGACCTCGATCCATTGATCCTGATCCATGCCTGGCAAATTAGGCAGCGAGAGTCGCGTCGTCGACGGCTTGGTAAACCAGCTGCTGTTAACGTGTTCGTGAGTCGCGTGCTTCTTCATGTGCTCTCCGACGGCCCGAGCGTCGCGGTGATCGACTCAGCCGTGATCTGCAGGGTGACGACCGGGCGCGTCTGGGTGTGATTGCCGATCCAGAGTCGCGCCTTTAAGGGTGCCTGCGACACCCGATACGGATCAAACGACACGACGCCGCCCGTGAGCGACGCCGTGCCGTCTGCATGTGTTTCGACCTTCCACGGCCCGAAGCTGGCAGCGGTCATATACGACCACTTGATCTCGCCTTCGATCCCTGCCAGCCGCATCACCGATTACCCGACGCGCGTGCAAGCGCCGTTAAACTGCAGCGTGCCGCTGATCGTGACCGCACCACCGACGCCGTCTTCGACCGAGACTGCCGACGGCCAGACCGCGCCGCTCCAGTATTTCACCACGCTGCTGCCGGCTGGATACAGATACGCCGGCACGGTGCCGCCGCTCTGGTTCTGATCGAAGGCGTCGAACGGCACGTCCGCATCATCCGCGAAGAAGCCCGAGAACGTCGCCGTGCTGTTCTTGACGCCGAGCACGAACGACCGCGCGGTGTCGCCGAGCGCCGTGACATCCGCGGTGTCGGTTTCCTGTGAGAGCGAGAACTGCGTCAGGTTGACGACAGAGACGGCGCTGCCGCCATTCGCTGTCGCGAGAAACAGTGAGCCGCTTCTGCCGTGATATTTTGCCATCGCCTATGCACTCCTCGACAGCATCGATTGCTGCCACTGATTGATATTTGCCAACATTTGATCGACGCGCACAGGCCAACTGGCCGCGGCCACAGCCCGCTGTGCGGATAACGCCAGCCTTTGACGCCGCGCGTCATCAGCCAGAAGCTCGCGAAGCACCGATGAGGTCGTCTCGGGCGTGATGATCGGCACACTGTCGCCGAACACCTCAGTCAACTCTAGGCGCGCATCCGAGACCAGGCACGCACCCGCTGCCGTAGCTTCATAGCACCGCGGGTTGAGCGACTCCGCGATCACGCCAGGACTGCCGCGGAACAGATTGAGCACGATCCGCGATCGCTGCATCAGCGTGACCACGTCAGAGTTGCTCACCATATTGCCGCGCACATGCGCCTGTAGCATCGAACGCGACCGAAGCATCTCGGTCGTGCCGTAGATCGCCAGGTCGATGCCCGTCCAGTCGACAGATTCAATCCAGCGCCGGCGCTCGTCGAACAGACTGCCGACGAACAGGACGTCGATGTCGGGCGTCGCGGTCGACACCTGATCATGCACCCCAGGACGCCACCCGTGCGGCAGATACGCCGTCGGCGTCATCGCCTGCAGCGCCGGCACCGAGGTGCGCTCGTTCGTCCAGCAGCCGTTGCACAGGCCGGCCACGCGCTTTTCCTGCTCGAGGTCGTAGGGACTTTCCGTGCAGAGCAGCCACACCCGCAGACCCGCTCGTCGGCAGAGGGTGATCCGTTCCGGCTGCAGGAACATCGCGCTGACGACGATCACGTCGGTGCAGTTGCGCTGCAGGGCGCGCTCGACCAAACCGGCACTGGCTTGATACAGCACGTCGGCAGCGGTCGGCTTCGGCCAGTGCGTGTCGGGTCGGGCTTTCTTCTCGCGCCGCCACAGGAAGTGCAGAAACTGATGCTGCCGCTCGATCCGGCCATCCAGCCGGAACTCGGCCACGGCGCAGCCTCTGGCGCGCAGACCTTCGACCAGCGCGACATGGACGTCATGCGTCGAGAATTGCGCGCCTGGATGCACGACCAGGAACTTCTGGGGCATCATGCTGGCGACGCCTCGACGCGATACATCCCGCCGCGATGCTGAAACCGTCGATCGCCTTCGTTGTCGATCTCGACGTATTCGACGCGCTCCTCACGGCGCACGTCCATGCAGTTAAATCCCGTGATCGTCAGGTTCGCGCTCTGCAGCAGGACATGCGCTCGAGCTGCCGCCGCCATCGCACCAGAGGCCGAGGTCGACGACTGCACGGCTTTGACCAGATACAGGGCCGACTCGAACGCCAGCGCCTTGACCTGCTGGTAGACATCTTCGTGCGCCATCTGCGTCACGATCATATATGGGCCGGTCGTGTCCTGCGGCGCAACGTCGCGAAACACCCCGCCAGGCGCGAGCGACGTCAAGGTGGCGTCGTTCGCCAACTTCGCGATCACCGCGGCGGCGAGCGGCGAACTCACGACACGGCCTCTCGCGCTTTCCGCTCCAGCATGGCGATCAGTTCCTGATCCATCGCGCGCCTCGATCTGGGCGCGACCGCAGACACCACCGGCCTGGCCGGCATCGTGCCTCGATTCGACCCCTTGAGAGTCGCTCGACGCACCGTGCCATATTCGTATAAATGCGCGTGCGGCGCCGTGCTCACCACCGCAATCGAGACGGCGCTGCCCTCGCGCCGAAGGCCGCGCACCTTGACGCCACGACGCAGGTCGCCGTCCACTGCCGGATACTGCTGGCGGATCGTCTCTGCCGCCCGATCGGCGGTGCTTTGGATAATCGGCACCGCCTCATCGGCCAACTCAGCCGGCATCGCCGACAACTGCGACCGCAAGCCACTCAGACCGTTCCAGGAGAAGCTCACGCGATCTCCTCGCAGGCCAGATGCAGCACTTCATTGCGCTCGTCGACGTTCTGTATCCCGCGCACGAACAGATACCGCGAGCCGAAGGTCAGCCGGGTGATCGCCGAGACGCTGGCGTGATAGCGGATGGTCACGATGTGGCTGATGGGCGCGTCGATCGTGTTGCCGACCAGGCGCTCGACGTTGCGCGGCGTGGCCGGTTCCAGGCGCGACCAGACCGGCGACGGCGAGGCCGCGGCATAGGTGTCCGTGAAGCCACCCTCGCCGTCAGCGGTGCGCGTCGGGTTCTCGACGGCAATCTCCCGTCGCAGTGATCCAATGATCATGGCACCTAGGCGTTGTGATACTCGACGTTGACGACGCCGCCATTCGCCATCAGGTTATAGGGTTGCAGCTCCTGCCACCCTTCCGAGTCACCGCCGAAGCCTGCGCCGTTCATGTCGCCGCTGCACCCGATAATCGACGGCTGCTGCCAGCCGGGATCGGCTCCAGAACCCCCCGCGCTCCATGACACCGATGCCTGCAGCACACACGTCGTGAAGCCCGGATCGCTGGCCGCATAGAACCGCATGGCGTTGGTCATGTTGGTATCTGCCGGCGTGAAGTGCAGCACCGCGTCCGTGTTCGGCTGCACCGTGGCGCAGATGCCGTACGTGTTGTTATCGACGAGCAGCGTGTAGCTGCTGC